GTGAGTTCTACAGGAATAGGTACCCCTGTAGGATTCATCTATTCTCGGAAGTCAACATCATGAGTTGTTCTCATGGTGGTCAACTTCGAGAGTTATAGACGCCTCACAAACCACTCTACTCTTTCTTCACTTGCTGTTGGGGTAGTTCCCCTAGGCTTCAGTGACTGGCGCCCATCGCAATGATGGGACTCCGATCAGACCTAGATCGGGCTTCCTAGAAGCGCCAGATACCATGGCGTCAAACGCTATGGCTAATAAGCACTATCAAGTTTCTCGTAAATTCTTTAGTAACTACTGGCCCGCCCCAAACGGCTTCGATAAGAAGACGCTCGTGCATGATGACACTTCGGTGTCGTCACCGCGCGTGGGGGGGGTGCTGAAGTTGCAGTCAAATCCTTTCGAATGGTATCACTGCCGCATGCCTTCCTTCGTCTTTGACGCGAGGTTTAAGTATGCGGACAGGGCTTCTTCGGCGGCTGACGTGCTTTACCAGAACATGTTTGATAGTCGGATGACGTCCCTCACAAATAAAGCATTAGCACGCTTTACGGGCAAAGTCCGCAAACATAACGCCTCCTTAGGCGTTACACTCGGGTCCATCGGTCAGTCTCGCGACATGATTGTGGACCGTACGTACAAGATAGCTGATATCCTGCACCGGGTAGAACTCAGTCACGAGCTTCAAAGGCGTAAGCTTTCTGATAAACAGAAAGCCCGCCAGCGCAGGACTGCGCTGAAGGATCGTGCTGGGGACTTCTTAGAGTGGGAATTCGGTTGGATGCCACTAGTTAGTGACATCCAAGCGGCCCTTGGGGCGCTTAGTCGTGCGTTCGATAATGGGTGGATTGATGCCAGAGCAACTCTGGTTGACCAAGTCAGTTATCAGCAGTTCTTAAACGAATACACTTTAATCCGGAATGACAGAATTAATCTCTCTGTCTGTATCGGTGCGAATGTGTCCATCGCCAATCCGAACCTGTTCCTGGCTAATCGGTTAGGTTTGCTAAACCTACCTGGTGTGGCCTGGGATCTAATCCCATGGTCATTCGTTGTAAACATGTTCACTAACATGGGCCAGATCGTTAATTCGATGTCGGACTTTGTTGGTGTCAATGTGGTTAACGCCTCTACGACGAGAAGCGCATTCACTACGCGCGAAGATATGTTGTTTGCCGGTTCGAAACCCTTTCAGGAGAAAACAACAGGTTATGCTGAGTCCTCCGTTTGGGAGAAGCGGAAGCTACGGACCGTCGGCGGACTACCAAGTCCTTCCTTCGAGATGAAACTTCCTGAGTTAAACCTTGAGCTTGCCTTAATCGGCATCTCTCTGGTACTTCAGAAGCTCCAGCGAATTAACAAACTCTTTGGCAATAATGCCTTAAACTTTTCCTTTCCAAGTATAGGATAACTCAAAATGCCTTCAGCAGTAACTCCCCTCGTGTTGAACAACGCGGCGGCCGTAGCTAAGAACTTCGTCCTTTATGCTCCCTCGGCTGGTGACAATTCTGTCGCCACGTGGAAGCTTAAGGAAGGAACTATCACTTCGGTCTTCCCCACTGTCACCACTTCTGCCCGCTCCACGGGTAACAATTCGCGCAAAGTGCAGGGTAAGCTTCAGATTCCCTCGTCCTATACGGACTCTGTTACCGGCCTTACCAAGGTCGGGAGCGGATGGGAATTTGACTTCTCTGCTTCAGTGCCGAACGACTTCCCGGAAGCTTTGAAAGCCGACGCGGTCGCATTCGCCAAGAATCTGATCGCACATGCGCTCATCCAAGAGATGATCCGCGACGGCCAACCAGCAACCTGACAGCGAACTACCGTTTGCTTTCACAGGAGCACTTACATGGACAACCAAGTTGTACGTGTCATCAGTCGCCTAGCGACTGATGTGGGCACACCGCGAGCCTTAGCTGTGAAGCTAATGGTTGAAGCGGGTGAGTGGACTGAGCTTCAAAAGCTCAGGGTAGAGCCTCGGTTCTACACTTGCAGCGAGACGTACTGGAGAGATGCGCTGGTAACAGACATCCTTCGGAAATGCGACTTGCCTAGCAAGGTAGATCGCGAGGCGGCAGCGATCGAGACCTTTCTAGCCTGTGAAAAGGCTTGTCTCGTAACCAATAACAGACTCAGACGATATCTACCTCAGCATCTCCTCCTTGAGGACGCTCTAGATGTCTCCGTCTACGACTTCATTGGTCGTTGGCGTAAAAATGTGAATGACTTATTGGGTAATCTGCCGGACTCCCTAACGCCCCGTTTTAGTGGGGGCGCCACGTTTGCCGACACGGGGTTCTTAAAAACAACTCCGGACAAGATGTCCAGCACTCCAACTATCTACTCTGCGACGGAGTGTCTCTTGCCATTCTGGCATGAGACCTCTTGGTCGCGCTCCCTCGTGGAGTCGCGGCCTTGGCAAAGTAGACCTCGCCCAGTTCGCGGCAATATCTTTTTCACAGTACCCAAGGATGGAACGAAGTTCCGGGGATGTGCGAAAGAAGCGTCTATACCGATATCGCTCCAACTTGATGTTGGGCGGTTGGTGAAAACGCGATTGACGCGCTGGGGAATCGATCTCCACAGGGATCAAAACATTCACCGAATCGCTGCAAAGCGAGCAAGTGAGCGTGATGATCAAGCAACGATCGATATGAGCAATGCTTCCGACACGAATGCTCGTGTCCTCGTGCAGCTCCTTTTGCGAGGAGATTGGTACGAATTGTTCAACTCCCTCCGTGCTACACACACGCGGGTCCAGGGTAAATGGCACAGATTAGAGAAGTTCTCCTCAATGGGGAATGGCTTTACGTTTGAGCTTGAGACTCTGGTATTCGCGGGATTAGCACGAACCGTAATTGCCGATGAAGGGGGTGACCCTGACTCGGTGAGGTGCTATGGGGACGACCTCATAGTACCATCCAGCCACTATAAATCCGTAGTGGCTGGTCTGCGGTTGTTCGGTTTTGAACCGAACCAGAAAAAGACCTTCGCTGAGGGTCCTTTCAGGGAGAGTTGTGGTGGGGACTATTGGAATGGTGTACCCGTGAGGGCTCACTATCTCGAGAATCTCCCAAATGAACCACAACACTGGATATCCTTGGCTAACGGGCTTCGCCGCGTGGCTCGGGCAGACCCTCGTCATCTCCATCGCTGGGATGTCGTTAAGTCTGCTTGGCTTCGCGCTTTGGACCCTATTCCAAGTGATATCCGAAGGTGCCGCGGCCCTGAAACTCTAGGCGACGTCGTTATACACGACGACCCAGAGCGATGGGCGTGGGCTGAACCTCCTAGTACCAGACGTGCTGTTTCTTTCATCGAACGCGATGCCGGCCCTTCACAGGGTGGGCTTCCTCGCAAGAGGACCTACGTGCTCGATGACGGATCTAAGGACGGTTGGGAACAGACGTGGGTTTACGCCTACCTCCCCGTGCCCAGTGTGCTACCATGGCATCACTGGCATCCTTCCGTGCAGCTAGCAAGCTGTACACTCGGCCTACCGGCCACCGGCGTTACCCCTAGGGATAGCGTTAGTGGTTACCGGATCGGGCGGCTCCCCGTAGGGGTGTCGTCCTCATGGCTGCCGA